CAATCACACCTGTCGTGACGGTTGCGCTCGTCCCCGGCTGATTGTAGACGTTCCATGAAGTGGCGGTTGACGCGATACCACCCGTCACCACGATCGTTTTGTCGATCGCGACGGTCGGAACGACGATCCCCTGACCACCAGCACCGACGCGCGTCACCCATGTCACTGTACCGGCCGTTGAATACTTGGCCAAAAAGGCGTCGTTCGACGCACTGGTACCTGACAAAGACGTGGGTGTCCCGGCTGCGTTGTACACACCGAGCGTACCTGTAGTGTTCCAAGATCCAGAGACGAGCACCGACGCATCGGGGCTCGACGCGATACCAGTCGAGTTGACGGTGGCCGCCGCCACGCCAATCTTTGCAACCCACTGGGCAACGCCGGCGTGTGAATACTTGGCGACGTATCCATCACGCGTGCCGACTGCCGCGAGCGAAAGGGTTGTCGTTCCGTCGGCATTATAAAATGCCGGCGAGCCAGTGTAGTTGCCCGTGATATAAACGCCCTCGGAATCGCTCGTCACGCCGAGTCCCGAACAGGTGGCGCCCGCCTTGGCGACCCATGTGACGTACTGGCCAAACGTGCCATACTTTGCGACGAACATGATCGTTCCACTCGGGGCACTCAGTGTCACAAAGTTTCCATCGACGTTGACAAAGTATGCAGTCGGTCCAAAGATTGGCGTGAACGTCCCGACGACGTACACGCTCGTCCCTTGGACGGCCAGCGCATTGACGACGACACTTCCGGCACCCAACGCCGTGAGCACGACCGTGCTTGCGAGTGTCGACGTCTGATCGTAGACGGCCAGGTAGCTGTCGGGTGAGCCACCGTACCACGGGAAGAGTGGTCCGTTGCCAAACTGAATGTCATTCCCCTGAAATGTACCGCCGACATAAAAGTTGCCCGACGAATCAAACGCAATCTGTTGAGGTCTGGTGGTCGGCACGCCCTCAAGCGTCCCGGTCGACGCACCGATGCCACCGATGCCGACCGTCGCAAGAACGTTTCCAGACAGGGGACGAGCACCCACTGTGGCGACGGTTGCAGTCGACGTGTAGATCCACCGATTGTCCGGCTGGAACATGGTTTTGAACGACGGGGACATGAAGCGGAGACCACCGATTCCATTTTCGACCCGAAACACGTTGTAGGTCCGGGCGTAGACGCGCGTCACGGTGTTTGCAGTGACGGACGGCGTCGACACCTGAATGTCTCGGATGCGAGCAAGGTTGACGCTCCCGGCCACTCGGTTGTTCGCCTCTGGATCCTGTGAAAATGACACGAGCGTCATTGTTCGCTGCGGCATGGATGAATGATACCGGTACGGCTCGATCGCACGGGCCGTCCAGTCAAACACCTTTTCGTTGTTAAACCTGATTTCGACCGGCGTCAGTTGATTGTAGACGTAGGGCCCCGTACTCACGGACGACTGGTTCACCATGAAGAACTCCTTGGTCGGACCGGCAATTTCGAGCCCGAAGCGCACTTCCGGCGACTGGGTCAGTGACGTCTGGCTCACGATGTACTCGCGGGCCTCGATTTCACTCTTGTCAGGCATGCGGACATAGTCGACGATGATCGACGTCTGGAGTGACGACGGTGCAATTGCGATCGACGTATCCTGTCTGAGAACGTTCGGCGTTCCGAACGGAAAGCTGTAAATGTACCGGCCGTCAAACACGTTGATGTTGAACGCGCCCGATGTAACCACGGCAGTTCGTCCACCGGCTGACGTTGCACCGGTTCCGTACTCGAACCATTCGTAGGATGACGCGGACGTGAATGACGTGGCTGTGTTGTACCGCAAAAATACGCCATTCCCACTGACCGTAATGTACTGGCCGTCAAATACCGGTGATTTGAACGCTGCGGTGTTTGCACCGGCGTACACCACGCTGAGCAGCACGAACGAGTCCCATGCGCCCGCCGTTGCAAACGTGCCGCGCGTATCGTACCGGATCCATCGGCTCGTCGTCACGTCCGACAACCAGTACACATACCGGCCGTCAAATATCGAGGCGCTCAGGTTTTGCTGAGAAATGCTCAGCACCGAGTTGTAGTTGAACGCGGCCCATGAACCCGCGGTTGTGAATGCGGCGTTCGTGTCATACCGGATGATGAGCGTGTTTTGGTACTTGTCGGCAAAGTAGACGTACCGGCCGTCGAACGTCGGTGTCACCTGAAGATTGATGTTGACTGCGACGACACCCGTCACTTTGAGATCAATCGTGTCGACGCTGAGACTCTGCGTGTCGAAGCGATACACGGTGTTGTAGGCACCGGCGGCGTCGTTCGAACCGGCGTATGCGTAAATGTACCGTCCGTCAGTGCATGCAACCCGTCGAGGTATGCCGGCAGGGAACACGACGTACGATGACGTCAGGAACGTCGCGAGTGTCTGTGTCGTCGCGATCGGCACAGACACGATGTACTGATCGGTCGACACCGCAAACACTTCGCCGTTGATGACAAAGCTCGCCTCGAACTGCGCATTCGGACTCACGTCACCCATCTGAACAAACGTCGGAGCGACAAAGGGTACCCTTGGATTCACGAGCCCGAACATGTTGTACGAAAAGACGTAGATGTACGTGCCGTCAAACACCGCCGTGTTTGAGTACAGGGTCGGGAAGACGGGTGTGACGGTTGACGACGCGCTGTTCAGGAACCCGTAGCCGCTCAAGGGAACATCGGTCGCCGTCAGACGCGAAAACTGTTCGAACGCCACGCGAACCTTTACATCCTGACGGTACAAATCCCGGATCGGCAAAGCCATTTCGGGCGAGAATGGCAGCGTGATGTAGTACGTCCGGGGAATCTGTGCCGTGCTCGTGTCACCCTTGCCATTGAGCAGCAGCAGCGCCGCCTGATTTTCGTACTGAACCTCGAGATCCTGGCGAATTTCAATGTACTCACCAGTCACGACATCGAGCGTCTGACCGCCGACCAAAAACTCTGCCGTTCGAATGAGATATGTGCCGACCGAATCGACATACGTCAGACCGACCGGTGGTGTAAACCCAGGGACCCACCCACCTTGCTCGAGCGTGAACGGCGCCTGGAGAGTGGTTGTCGCCGCGTAGGTGACAATGCCGGATGTACCCAACTTTGTGCCGAGCTTGTCGTCAAACCCGAAAAAGGCGGTTTCGGTCGCCAGGAATCCGATGCGTGCCACGCTCGCCGCGAGGGTAAAAGTCAGACGATCGACCCCATTGTACGTCACGGCAGTCAGGTATGCCGACACGGGAAGCCAGGTCAGAACGGCCGATGAATAAAAAGGCTGGTTCGACCGAACCTGTAAAATCTCCAGCACATTGCCAGACGAATCGATGATATAGATGTACGGCTGGAACGTGGCTGAGCTGACAGGGTAGCACCACCCGGGCTTGCGATAGAAGAGGGCGGGCAACGTACACTTGAGCGTCATCTTTTGAATGAGATCACCCTTGGTCGGAAGCGTGCACGTGACGGTCGATCCGAAAAAGACGTTCGACGTGTCGAACGGCACCTCGTACGATTCGAGTACGTAGGGTTCACGTTTGCGATACAGTGTCAGAAAGTACGTCTGTTTCGGCATCCCTGTGAGCCACACGTCTTGCTCACCACGCGCTGCAAGTCGAATGCTGGCACTCGACATGTCCTACATGTAGGCAATGGTTTTTTACGGCGCGACACAGGCGCTCTGGAAAAATACCTCGAACTAGTAGTGAAATGGCGGCAAATTTGCAGCTCAGGAAATTTGACCCCAGCACAATCGCGGACGACAAGGTGTGTGTCTTCATCGGCAAGCGTGGCACTGGTAAATCGACCCTCGTGACTGACATCATGTACTACAAGCGACACTTGCCGGTCGGGATCGTCATGTCAGGCACGGAGGACGGGAACCACTACTACAAACAGTTTGTGCCCGACCTGTTCATCTACGGCGACTATAACAAGTCGGCGATCGAAAAGGTGCTCGCCCGTCAACGAACCATCGTCGGCTCGGGACGCAAGACGGGTGCTTTTCTGCTCATGGACGATTGCATGTACGACAAGGCGTTCATGAAGGATACGTGCATCCGGCAATGCTTCATGAACGGCCGTCACTGGAAACTCTTTTTCATGCTGACGATGCAGTACTGTATGGATCTGTCGCCTGATCTGCGTGCCAACGTCGACTATGTGTTTGTCCTGCGTGAGAATGTCATCCAGAACCGCGAGCGGCTGTACAAGTCATTCTTCGGCGTCTTTCCGACGTTCGACATGTTCTGCCAGGTGATGAACGCCTGTACTGAAAACTATGAGTGTCTGGTCCTGGACAACACGAGCAAATCCAATCGGATCGAGGATTGCGTGTTCTACTACAAGGCGCCAATTCGTACGGGGTTCCGCATCGGTTCAGACGCCATGTGGCAGTATCACGCCAAAAACTACAACCCGAAACACCCACCGGCGCTTCAATCAACATCTGGAACACCTATGGTCAAGAAGGGGTCGTCGACATTCACAATCAAGAAGGTCTAACGGTTTTTTTCACGGTCATTAATAAATGCTCCGCCGATCTACGTCCGCTCCAGCTCGTCTCGGTCGCTCCCCTTCAGCGATCAACCAGTTGGCTCTCATGCTGGCAAACCTGCGTCTTGGCGCATCACCCATGAACATAAACAACCCGCGTAAGCGTCGTCGCAGCCCGACAGTTCGTCGGTCGCCCGGTGGAGCTCGCAAACGCACTCGTCGTTAAGTACGCGCCCCAAGTCGCTAAAAAGACTCTCGCCGTGAATCAATGGAGAACATGGATTTTGGCTCAGGCGGTTCTACCATGATTCAGTACATTCCGACGGTTGACGATCTTCCTCCGCAGCAGCAGACACTCGATCGTCAAATGGGGTCGAACACTCGATCGGAACCGGTCGGACGCGGCGAGGTTCCTCCGGCCGGCCCCGGTGCAATTCCGCTTTTCCAAGACGAAAAAACTTCTGACCAGAATAATAACATGATGGATTTCTCGAGCTCGATCGCCGATGTTATGCCATCTGCTTCGTTTGACGATGAAGGTGATCGCTCACCAGGTGGCGTCAACTCGTCCACGTACGTTTCGCCGACCAACAACCGCGTGACGGCCGTGAGCCCGGGTATGATTGGCGCTTCGCCGTCGAAGAAGTCTGGTAACCCTCTGGGACTGACTGATGAGCAGTTCCAGGCGGCTGTGGCAGGTCTGGTGGCACTGGCGGCATTCTCCAAGCCCGTCCAGGACAAGTTGGCCGACACGATCCCCAAGTTCATGTCCGAGGCGGGTGAAATGTCCACGACCGGTATGGCGGTGACTGCCATGCTCGTCGCGGTTCTGTACTTTTTCGCGCTCAAGTTCCTGAAGAACCAGGTTTAAAGTGACATACACACCATGCATAAATCGTTCGGGTCCCTCCCGACACATTTATGTAGTAATTTGACCGCCGCAGTACGTCATCGGCGCGCTCTGTGCTGAAATCAGACCGAGGTTTGCACAAAGGAGCCGCAAGTCTTTGAAGCTTTGCCAGTACGCATCCGAGTGATCGTATTCAGGAACAGTCATGTGTGCAAGCTCATGGATGAGCACGTGCATCGCTGCATCGAGCGACCCCTCTGCATCGATGCACATGTATATCTCGTAGCCCTTGTTGACATTGTAGCCGATCGTGCCGCTCGTCATACGAGACGAGTCGATGCCGGTCAGCAGCGGTTCGTGACGCCGAAGCACCTCGAAGCGCTCATCAATCTGCCGCGTTTGGCGCAGATGGGTCAACAGGACGTCGTACCGATCACGGACATCCGTGAGCATCTTCGGTTCTTTAATAGATGCGATGGCCCAGGCGAGCAAGATGAGCAGCGTGCAAATGAGGGTGATGTCGATCAAGTTCACCTTCATATCTACTCTTTGCGTTTGAAAATAAACGTCGAGTAAATGTCCGAAATCAGGCCGGTGCTGGTGTTCAGCATGGGACTCCACCGCTCGAGTTTAAACCACGGGCGCAGGGCGTGCTCGAGCAACGCCCGCGAAATGATCGGCTCAGTCTTGGCACCATCGGCATAAAATGGTCCGTCGACCAGTCGTACTGAAATGTGACTCGAGTCGACCGTCTCAACCGTATTTCCCAACGTGTCCGGTGATGTAAACTCGGTGATCCGCGCCTTGTCTGGGGTGATCCCGATGAGGTATCCACCGGGCTTGACGGCCCGGGCAATCGCCTTGGCCGATTCGCCGAGCGCCTCGACAATGTAGTGAATCGAAAAGTTGTAACAGACGACGTCAAAGTTGTTGATGTGGACATCCCGAATGTCCCCGTGAATGAGTATGACCGGAAGGCCCATGTCATCAGCCCGCCGTTGTGCCTCGACGAGCGACTCTTGATCGGGGTCGACGCCGACAATCCTGAGCGCACCAGCCACCTTCCACTTGTGCCAGTCGCCGCCTCGACCGCACCCACAATCGAGCACGATGTTACCCGGGCGTACAATGCCCAGAATGAGCTCACGCTTCTTCTGATTATGCAGACGACGTAGGGTTTCCATTGCGCGTCTGCGGTTTTTCACTTAAAACAAAAGGGCGTCTACTGTTTATATGGCGTCTGGTGGCATGCTCGAGCAGGATTTCCTGACTGTCCCCGGTCAGGTGTACGCACTCATCTCCATCGTCGGCCCGGATCAGCCGCAGAAGAATGAGAAGCTGGGTATGAAGATTCGCGGTTGCTTCCCGACCAAGGATGAGGCGGCTGCGCACGCCAAGCGCCTCCAGAAGGAGGATGCGCTCGTCGACATTTACGTGGTCGACATGTACAAGTGGCTGCTGATTCCCCCGGACCGTGACCAGATTGACGACGTGCACTACCAGAACGAGAAGCTCGAGGAGATTATGTCCAAGTATCGCGAGAACCAGCGCGACGCGGCGTCCCACTTTGAGAAGCGCAAGCGCGACATGATGGCCAAGCCGATCAGCAACAGCGCGACGCCTTTCATCGAGGCGGGCGACGAGAACTCCAAGTTTTACAGCAAGCCCGACGTGCCCCCGATTCCCCACCCGGCTGAGCTCATCGACGAGCTCAAGAAGGAGTTTCCAGAGGCGGACATGCAGGAGTTGGTGGCCAAGGCGGACGTACGCATCGCGGCCGAGATTATCAAGCGCCGTGAGGAGCTGGAGAAGGAGCGTGCCGCGGCGGCAGAGGCTCCTCCGGTGATCGGACCGATTGACACGCCCGCACCGATCGGTTCCGACTCGACTCCCAACCTGCTCAAGTAAATTCTCGACCGACTAGTAGATGAAGTGGCCTTTGTACATTGGGATCGCCCTCCTCGTGGTGACGATTCTCGTACTCTTGATCAGGCCAAAAAAGAGTTGCTATGCGCCACCCCGTGACGAGAATACGGTTCTTCCATTCGTCGAGGACGTGAAAGAGCAGCCGCAGGATCAGACTGAAGTGTTCAAGGATGCATCTGGTTGGCTCAACATGCGTGAACACCCGCTTACGGGGTATTTTCAGGAGGATGCGTTTTCAAACGTCGCTGCGTATGGTGACTTTGTCGGTCTCGAATCGTCAGCCGGGAATGCACCAATGACGGTGATCCCAGCCTACAGTAACGTGACGGCCGAACCAACTCAGACTGAATACCTTCCCGCGACAACGTCGCGCGAAATCCCCTTTATCGGTGAAATAGTTTGAGGCCCTGGCGGGGGTCGAACCCGCAATCTCGAGATTAGAAGTCTCACGCCTTATCCGATTAGGCCACAGGGCCGGAAATGTCCCTAGCGGGGCTCGAACCCGCGACGTCGAGCTTTCGTGAGCGCTTGCTCATAAGACTCGCACTCTAACCAACTGAGTTACAGGGACTACTGCCGAAGTACAATCGGTGTCAACGACTTGCCGAGAAGCAAGCCGATGAAAAATGCACCAAACACGAGCACGAGGGTTTGCTTCGAGACACTCTCGAGAAACTCGTCATGCTTTTGAAGCTGCTGTGGGAGGTAATACTCCTCACGCTGCTGCTGCTGTTCATTCATCACCGGAGTCGATCTCGGATCCATCTCCTCCGGGGGCTGAAACATCACTGTCTATATCTTCATCGTCACTTTTAACTACAAAACCGGCGAGATTACCATCCTCATCCGCATCCGACTCGCTCGAGATATCCTCCGTGTCACACTCGTCATCTGACGTGTGCAGGGACGACTCGTCCGAATCATACTCATCCGAGGCGTAATCATCCTCACACCGCTCCTGTGGCGACCACCGCTCCGGCGCCTTGACGATCCGCCCAGAACGCGTCTTCTGTTGGGGGCGGACCGGTGTCGCCTCGCTGTCTCGGGGCGGGGAAGTGGACGGCGGGGTTGCCAACGGTGCCTCCACGACGGGTGTCCTTGGGGGCATTGTCTGCATTTTCATCGACATTCTCGTTTAAGTACTTTGGGAAAAAGAATAAGCCGTTTTTCCTCGCCATGGCGTAGATGCTGTGCTCAGCCTCGATTGCAAGCCGATCTGCAATGTCGTCCAGCTTCTCTTGATGTTCGTGATCGTCGGCCCGCTGAATGAACAGCGACAGGTTACGAATATTCTCGAGCGCCGCGTCCAGCTGTCTTGCGGCCACGGCCACGTCCCGCTCCCGCTCGAACGCTCGAATGTTTGCTTTGAACGCGTGCCACGTTTCTGGGTCGAGGCCCGAGTACGGATGCACAAGTCTCTCGTACCGGCTCGCCAGCGTCTTGGGGAAACCAGTGGCTGGGAACAAGATCGCGAATAGACACAAAAGTAGAACGATCCACAGCAACATTGCTGGAAAGTTCCTCTACTATGCTCGGAGAAAGAATAAACTCCCGTCCGACGAAACCGTTACAGTCTTCGTCGTGACATCGCTGACAAATCGTATCACCGTAGACTGAAAACCATACGTGATTCGATTTGTGCTCGGACTTTACATTTTCACAGTACCGCGAGTCGGACTGGACCCACAGCGCCTCTTTGCCTTTGCGTCCGATGCGCTTGACACGAGCCTGTTCCTGGCCCGGAATGTACTTGCGTATGTACGCCTCGAGCGGTCCGTGGTTAAGCACCTCGGTGACGGTCGACTGGGTCTCCTCCTCCTTTGCCCTGATCGAATAATCCTTGAGCTGGTCGATCGTAATGTCCTCGTGGTCACCGGGTGTCCATGGCACGTACGGATCACCCGTCGGCATCTTGTGCGAGCCGATCATGCGTAGGCCCGAACCACCGTAAACGCTCGAGTCGATACGCTCGTTCCACTCGGGATCATCATCCATCTCGAGCAGAATGCGTGTCCGAAACGCCAAAGCTTCAGCGCGCGTCACGAGCGTGTCTGGCCAGTGAATGTGAACGCCCGACTTGACCCTGCCGTCATCCTCGGTACGCACGGGTGGCCTTGACACGATACATCGCCCCTGGACAACCGTACACATCTTTTCGAGAATGTCGAGCAGTACACTGTCTGCCAAGGGTGCATCGGCGCGCCAATCGAGATCGACAAAGAAGCGAAACACGTCAGTCTTTTGTTCGACGACGTACATCTTCTGTTTACGGCGAAGCGCAGCGAGGTATTCGACAAAGAATGCCTCAGTGTCTTTGTAGGGCACGTCGAGGATCCCACCATCCATGAGATAATGGGTCCCGGGGCCGTTTGGAACTCTCCATTTGTTGAAGAGCCTCATCGTGGTACTTAAGTACAGTGGGCGCCTCCTTCCTAGATGAACTTTGCGCCGCGTACGCTGACCCAAAAGGCTTTCTTGACGCTTCTCAATGCACCAAGCATCCCCGTTGTGTTTGCTTCAGGGCCCGCCGGGACCGGGAAAACCCTTTTGGCTTGTACTGTTGGCGCTCAGCAGTTGGCACTTGGCAAGGTCCAGAGACTCATCGTCACCCGGCCCGCAGTTTCCGTCGACGAGCAACACGGGTACCTTCCGGGAACGCTAGATCAAAAGATGGATCCGTGGACTCGCCCCGTGTTTGATTCGCTCCGCCGGTTCTATCGCCCGCGCGACATTGCGCAGATGCGCAAAGATGGTGTTGTTGAGGTGTGTCCCCTGGCTTACATGCGCGGTCGTACGTTTGAAGATTCCTGGATCATTGCGGACGAGATGCAAAACTCGACGCCGTCCCAGATGCGTATGGTGCTCACGCGTATCGGTGAGGGCTCCAAGTTGGTCGTAACCGGTGATCCTGCACAGCACGATCGTGGCTATGACCAAAACGGTCTGATTGATTTTTTGACCCGGTTGGGGTCTTCGTCCGAGTCGATTCAGCATATCAAGTTTACCGACGATGATATCGTTCGCCACCCCGTGATCAAAGAGATCCTCGAAGTTTATAAATATCAATGATCACCAATGGAACGACGAGGCTGAGAAACTGGGCAAAGCGACGCTGCGGCGGTTTCTGAATGACATCAAAATCTTCACGACTATACAAGATGTTTT